GCGTCACCATGCCAAAGACCCTAGAGTAACCAGGGGTCTTACTGACAAAGTTGATATTTGTACCAACCTCTACAGGCTCAATGTTCTTATCTGTCTGGTAGTTAGACAACGTACGAATCGTTGCCAACGACGGCGTAAGCACACCAGTGTCAGAAAACATGATGAACTGCTGATTTTCAGAGAACAGCACGACACCCTGTGCAGTAGGTAGCACGGAGTGTAAAGATGTAGGCCGGACAGACGAACAGCTAATATCAATAGGATCGCTGTCTACGATAGTCTGTGCGGTAGAAAAGAAAAAGTTATAGAAATCACCGGATCTACTAAGAATTACATTATCATCACTAATGAATCCGAGACGGTTGTTGTGGAAAAATGCACTTGCAATCTTACTGCCAACAAAACTAGGGTTTGAGTTAGTTGTCAGGTCACCGACCAGACGATCAGTATAGTCAATCTGCCTGAAGATAAAGGTGTTCAGTGCAGTGTTGACCAGTTCGTGTGGCATTGTGGAGTTGTCAAGACCCTTAGAAACTGTAGGGTTAATAGTTTCTTCGTAGTAACCCTCACCACTCACACCGTCGTTAGCGACAAACTTGACCCAAAAGTCAGAGTCGTTACCTGCCGTCAGTTTGATCTGGAACAGACGTCCGTGTCGTGACTGCACTGGCAAGTCAGAAGTGCTGACTGCAACTTCTTTGATTGCAACCAAAGCCAGGTTGTCAATACCACCTTCTGCATGGACATCCATGTCTGCAGTGTGTTGAAGCTCCAGTTCGTTAGCGAGTTTTGTTACTGTGATGTTTGCGTGCGAACCAGTCATCGCTTCGATGTCACTCTTCAGGTCATTAAGAATGTCATCTGCAGAGGATGAAGAGGAGGTGGTAAAGGTGGCAGACTGTGTAGAACCACCAATAGTAATGTCTACAGTATATGTCTCACTTGCTACAACAGTCTTAAGAATAATTGAAGCTGACCTGTCAGAGTCGTAGCTAGAATCTGTGACGGCTGTGTCAGCAGCTACAGTCTTGCTGCCATTAACAATGATACTGGTGTCCTGAATAGTGATAATCTTATAGTCATCCTTTGAACCACTCAGATAACCAGTGCCGTCTGTGAAAGAAACTGTTGCCGCAACACCAGACACTGCATTCCAAATATCAATGTCTGTTCCTTTGATGACGCCGATGTATTCTTCTGCATCGTCACGTCTAATGTAAAACCACTTACCATCATCGTAAGTAGTACCTGTGCCAAGATTAACAATATGTTCAAATCCAGGTCTTTTTGTCAAACCATAGGTGGCATCAGGAAAGCCGTTGTAGCACTCACGGACTTGACCTGGAAGTTTTTTGTTATCTGATTGTTGGGAAACACCACCGAGGTAGCTTCCGATCCGTTGAGTTACTGCAGGCATTTATCGAATTAGGGCTTTGTAAGGTTGATAACTAATGTACTGATTCGTGTTTCCAGCGTGACCAAAGAATGTGTAATCACCTTGATTGCATTCATACTCCATAGCCATAGCTCTGGTGAATGCTTCTTTCTGTTGCAGCATCTGATAAAGATTGTTGTCGCCTACAATACGAGTAGATGTGACAGTGGCAGCACGTGCTGTGATGAAGTCAGCAATAGGTTTCGGTAAGTCAACCCAGTCAAACAGCCACACGACATCGACTTCAATATCGTTGTCAAAGGTAAATTTGTGATGAGCTTTGTCGTACAGTTTTCCACTTCGACGAACAACATCCAGCTCAACGTTTGCTGCATTGTCAGTTGCGTCGATTTGCAAGATGTTGTTGGGAATCAGGATTTCATTATCAGTGTTCCTTGCCATAGTCATATGGCTTTCTTTGTTAAATGTCCATCCCTCCGCCTGTACTTCCCGCGAGACTTCAAGCAAAGTCTGATAGGCAATCGCAACGTCCGGGTTGGTTTGGTCTAGGGTAGTCACAGGCGCTTGACCACATGACTGCAGAATTTGATTCACAGCTGGAAGTTCTTGCTGCGAGTTAGTGGTAGGAAACATATGAATAAAAAAAAGGGACCCCGAAGGATCCCTGTAGGTTGATAAATCAGAATGCAGAAGGTGCAGTAGCGGTTCCAGCGAACAGCTCGACAGCACATGCAGGGTTCAGGAAGTCTGCGCCCATGGCGAGACGACCCAGGATCACATCCGTGTAATTCTATCATTTCTGATAGCACTGACTATATCTTCATCCTTATGGATGTCGGACGCTAGTGGCGTATTACGTGAGAAGCGTCTCACACCGCCTAGTCGATGCACGTTCCCTACACGCTTGTAGGGCTTCGCTCAGGATTGCCATAGCTTTCGCCTTAGGTTTCCCTGAATTCATCCGATGTTTATCTAACAGTTACCTGTCAGAGGGGCAATGTTATTTACCCTGATAGACGACAGAAACGTCGCCCGAGGTGACCTGGACCTGAGGACCAATGGCTTCAACACAACCAGCAGCTTCGCGCTGGAAGATGAGACCACAGGAGTTTGCGAATTCGGTTTCTTCACCGTACTCGTTGTTGATGCCAGTGACATCGTTAGCAGCATCTTCCAGAGCTTCGCCGACAAAGGAGCCAGTGTTGCCAGGGGAAGTGGTGCCAGGGTTGGTAGCAGAACCAGTACCGTACTTGGTGCCATACTGGCTGAAGAACGGAATGTTCATGGACTTGTAGATCTTGATACCAGCAATCTCCACAATGCCCTGACCGGACTGCAGGCCATCGCCTTGCTCGTCACGGTTGATCAGTCCGTTGTTGCCAACTTCCTGAATCAGTGCATAGTATTGACGGGGGTTCAGGATACCTACGCGGCCTTCCTGAGACACACCTTTTTCATCCATCGCAGCAGCGGCGTCGAAGAAGGCAGTGGTCAGTTTCTGAGCATTGTATGCATCAGATGCGTTGGCAGTAGTGCCAACACGGATTTGGGTGCCACCCGGCTCAACGAAGTTAGCCTTGGTGACAGGGGAAGCAGCACGTGCACCGCGAGTGATTGCGCGGAAGATCAGACGATCATACTTTTGTGCAAGTGCATAACCGATCTTGCGTGAGATTTCAGAACGCAGATCGTAGTGGGCAAGAGTTTCATCCAGGTCATACAGGAATGCACTGGAGATGAGCAGATCATCAACGGTGATGGTCTTCTCAGCCACCGGAGGTGCACCGTCGGTGTTACCGAGGATTGCGTTTCCGGGGGTGTGGTACTCAGCCGTGGTGCGACCAGTGTAGATGAACTGCATAGATTTGCCGTTCTTCAGCGTACGCTTCATGATCAGATCACGAGCGATAGCATTATACTGGAAGCCTTTGAACATCTCTCCACTGAACAATTTCAGATAGAGAGCGCGGGCGTCACCCGCAGCGTTAGCCTGACCAGGACGAGTAAGACTCGTGGTCAGTGTTGAACTTTGATGTGCCATTGTAAGGAGTAAATAGTATTAACCAACTCCCAAAGCTTTGAGAAAAATTTTTGTGGTCTATCCCACCGTCTAGACGGCTAATGGGTATCCGCGTACGGGCCAAAAGCCAATGCAAGGGAGGTCCGACTCTGAGGTGCCTCCCAAGCTTTTTACAGAAGACCTTTAAGGCACTTCTTTTGTTTGCGACATTGTGGTTTTTTGTTACCACAGTGACCACAACGATTGAAAGCGATACCGTTATCAACAGTATCAGGTACTGTTTTAGTAACAGCAGCTTTAACAACCTTAGATTGATGTGGCATGATAAATTTAATTATGTGCAGGCGTGGACGCTTTCCGATCATCCACTCCTTAAACCGTTCCTTCGGGCTTTACAATTGTGGAAAGCTCAAAAGATATTTAGTTGGATGCCACGTTGCGCTTGACAACGTAGGCAACGCCCCGGTAGGTCAGGACGATTTCTTTTTTCTGTGCAGTTTGAGACATGAGAAACTCCAATAACCTTACCCCCCGTTCCATGAGTAAGATGCCTGCGTCCCGAAGGATGAACGTACGGCTGGAGTCTATTTCTTTTTTGCAGTTTTGGCAGCACGCTTAAAGTTTGCTGCGGTTGGTGCGCCTTTAGATCCAGGCTTACGCATCTTCTCGCCACTACCAGCAGCGATGCGCTTACGTTTTGCGTGGATGTTAGCGTAAAGTCCAGGCTTAGCCATAGGATTTTTTAGATTTCTTTTTAGCTAGAGGTAGTTGTGGTCCAGTCCGCTTAAGAAATGTTTCTTTTTCGTGCGGATTGTTTGTGCTCTTACCTTTGTTGTAGATCTTTTGTTTCTTTTGTGCACCTCTGTGGCCTGGGCCAATGTCAAAGGACTGGGAAACAAAGTTACTACCAAAGGCTTTTTGGTCAACTCGTTTGCTTTTCATTAGCATTTCCATTTGCGTAGTGCAAGAGCCTTCCGTGTAGGGCGACCCTTGCTGTCTTTCATTGGTCCTTTGACACCAGACATGCGGGCGCAGAAAGAACGTTTACGGGGTCCGCCTTCAGGCTGTGGTGCCTTCAACTTGGACCCTGTAGCTCTGTTATACTTACGGCGACCGGCAGCCGTCAAGCCACCGGACCGTGATTTGTGTACACCGATCTTAAGACTTACAGAACGGGTACTACTTTTTGTAGCCTTTGCCACCTTTCTTGCCTCCGCAAGAGCCTTTACCTTTGTGTGCCATCAACCCATTCTCCCTCTGCGTAGAATTTTGAGATCATTAGCATCAATCCTTCGTGGATCTCCACCAAGTTGAGCAAGTTTCTTTTGCTTTGGTGAAAGCTTTTTCATTTTCTTTTTTTTAGGCGGGCGTCCAACTTTGGAGCCGTATGTTCCAGGTCCGTAAGGCATGGTTAAAAATCAATATCGGAAAATTCAAGCTTACGCATAACGTCAGTCCTGTATGCAGCGTCACGTTCGTAACGAGGATCGTT